TTAATGCTCGCCATCTGAGCCAACTCCCTTATCTTTTGTTATTGGATTTACCATTACATCAATGATTGTTCGAATAGTACTAGCTGTCCGCTCATCAATCGGTACACCTTTCCAAAGTAGCACAACGCTCTCATCTGACATCTCAACAGTTTTCAACGGTTTCTTTATAGCTGCAAGGTCATGGTCACCAAATAGTTGTGTTTCAAATATTCTTGGAACACGGCTCACAGCAGTAATAATCTTTTCCATTGACTCTGACTTAGGTTTTCTGATTCCATTTTCATATGCTTTTATAGATGACAATGACAAGCCACTCATACGTGCAAGGTCCGCTTGAGTAAGCCTTCTATCTTCCCGCATTTTTCTAATCTTATTGCTCACAGAAGGTCTGTTCCCATCTTCTGGATTCGTCATAATATTCGCCTCCATTTAAAAAAAGTATGCCATAGGGTTGACTTTTGTGAACTCATGGTATACTATTCTATTTGTAAACCAAGTATACCTCTAAAAGACACTTTTGTACAACAGATAGGAGATGAAAATTAATTGGCAGTGACCTTAAATCTAGACGATGATTTTGATACCGCCATCACCCAACAAATTAGTGCCGCTATTAACTTAGCATTAAGCAATCAGAATAAAACACAGTCTTATAAAGAATGGATGAGCCTAGGTGATGCTGCCAAGTATTTAAGTGTTTCTCGTAGGACCCTTAATGGATTCATTGCTCAAGGACTTAAGATTGTAGTTATTGGCGGTGTAAAACGGGTTCATAAGCAAGACATTGACAGGTTCATGATTGACCATCTTGTATAAAAAAAGCTACCCAGCGCGCCAACGCCAAGTAGCCTATAGCTAACTTAATAGCCGAAACAATCAACCCACGTCAATAGGTCGATATACTTATCCCCTAGAAAGGACAAAATAAGTGTATCATGATTGTTATGTTCGTGCCACAGCATACCTGCGCACGGTTAAACAAAAGTCAGGTGGTCCGCTGGAACCGATGCTATAAAGTCCAGCCGGTAAGTGCCCCAGTCAGGTTCCCTATCGTCAAATCCTTGGTGTCTACGGCCTTCCGGACTTTAAATGGTAAATGGTAGGGGTGGAACGTCTTGACAGCTTTAACGAGCTGTGAGGTCATCCGGCCAATGTGTATTAGCGGTGTTTTCACGAGTTAGACCGCACGGCTAACAGCTAAATAAATCTCAAACTCACGCACATGGTACTCTGGGCAGGACTGGAGTGGTAACTGGATGCTGGTTATTAGCAACGTGATTATCATGGGTTAGTCGCCAGGCTGTGTATGCAATTGGTGGTGAAGAGCCACTCACAGTCACTTTTTGTGACAAGGGGGAACTATCAGCAATTACCTAATTCTCAACCCCATAAGTACGGAAAAGCTTTATCAGGAAGTAACCGCAGAATAAATAAGTTTCGTTATTACGATCATTGTCTTCTTGAAGTCTATGAAGCGCTAAGTTTCTGATATTTAGACCATTTTTGTTACAAAGTAAAGCTTCATAAAGAAACAGGTCATTTGGGTTAATTAACTGTTTCTTTCTGCAAAGATCAACAAGGGGCCCCATCGTTTTGTCCTCTTCTGTGCCATCATCATTGTGCTTAACTGTTGACACTCCATGTCTTTGCAGCAGTGTAGCTAAAAAAGTCTCTAAACTGACAATTACAATTTCAAGAACCCTATTATAGTCATCGGACAAAGTAGAAAGTAAAGCGTCGCTAACCACACCAACGCTATTAGGCATCATTTGTTTTATCATATGATCAAATTGTGATTTGACAGTGTTCAGGCAATCTTTGTTTTCCATATTTTTAAGCACGTATTCATGGTTTAGAATATTAATAATTCTGGCGCTTATACCAATTATTGTCTCAGCTTGTTTGAACAAACCGACAGGTTCATCAATACTCATTCCTCTATCGACTTTTCGAGTAATACCATTGTTATCAAAAGTTGATTTACTGGCCATTGCATAGAAGGGATTTTCGTTCATCATGCCAATGTATCCTTTCTGCAACTGATCATAATTAATAGAAGCTACATCTGATATTATAGATATTGAATCCCATATATTTCTTCCCTCAAGCTTATGTGCATAATAATTTATTATTGGGTACAAGTCTATTGATTCAGAAAATGAATGTCCTCCTTCAGATAATAGAAATCTTTTTGTTTCTTCTTGCTCCCCAACAGAACATCTATTACTGCCCCTTTCATCATGACCTTTTTTATATAGACTCGTTGCTTGTTTTAATTGTTCTATTTTTGCTAATTCATGTATGCCTGGATACTTACTGAAGTTTTCATGTGACTCCGCCATATGTATGTATGCCTCTTTTTCTTTCTTGGGATCTTTCCTTTTTTGAGCTATTTTTACTATTAATTTCCCCGCAAAATCTGCAGTTCCATCATCCCTTACTATTTTTTCCAAATAATTGTCGACCTTTTGAGCGGTGGGGTGTGACATTTTAAAATAATCATTTTCGGAAACTATATAGGCTATAAGATTATTTCTATAAAATTCCTCGTTGATTGCAAAGCTATCAACGATCTTCTTTTCTAAAAACTCTATCGCTTGTTGATTGATCTGTAGTTTCAGAACATAAATTGCCGTAACATATTTCATAAAAAGGATGCCACTTGATTGTTTAGAGTAGTCTAAATTAATAAGAAGATTTTCATTTGATGAAATTGCCTTTTCAGCAGCCTTGTGGTCTTTATTTATGATCCATAGAACTAAGCCTACCTGAGCAATAAGTCCATCATTATTTGATTTTTCAATGATATCCTTTAGAATCTTTATTCGCTGTTCTTCAAGACTAGGATTGTTGATAACGGCTTTCTTAATACTTTCCTTGTGGTGTCTTGCGTTAGCATTATTTTTCCCTAAGAAACCCCGATTGAAAATTATATACAAAACTTGTCTAACATCGTCATTGATTTCTTTAGGCAATTGAATGAACATGACTGAAAAATCAATATTTTCTAATCTGTTTATCATCTTATCTAAATTTGATTTCATAATTACCTTACCTCTTAACTATTAGTTGTCAGAGTGTTTAACCCCTTCATATAGTTGGCTAACTCCTCATTTTAATTCTACATAGTATACAGCAGAATTTTTTCTTAAACAAAAAAGCCCCCTACCATGACTAGTAGAGGACCAAAATGAGATAAATGTTGGTACAAGCTTAAAGTACCATATGTGTAGCGTTTGTCAATAGTTGTTACTTGATGTACAGGCTTTCACCTGGGTAAATCAAACTATTAATTGTCTTGCCGTTGTTAACAGCCAGCGTGTACATGCTAATGCCATACTTGTTGGCAATACTCCAGAAGCTGTCACCAGAGCGGACTATGTAGTACGTGTGACTCGGTACACTATAGCTGCTAGAACGTGAACCATAGCTTTCACCACCCATAACACCTAGGCATATATAATGATACCTTCCAGAGTAGCTAAGATACCGCGCCCATACATAACCATTGTGGATGTACACGTGGTCATACATAAGGCTTTCACCGGGTGCATAGGTACCAATTGAGGCATAGCTTGTGTCATCACCGGTGCGAATGTTAAGTGTCACAGAAGGTATAAATACGCCATTCTGGGTGTAATCTGTATCACTAGATGTAACTTGTGAAGGTGTAGAAGGCACTGTGGTCGCTTGTGCTGACTGTTTAGAGTAACCATTGTCAGTTATACCCAGCAAGTCAACATTGCCATCAAGGCCACCTAAAGCGTGCATGCTGGTAAATTGCCAGATAGCTACGCCGGGAAGGCTTGGAAAGTAACTGTATAGTGGCAATGCACGGACTTGGTAGTCAGGATAACCAGCAACCCAAATGGAATTAGGAAACTGGCTAAGCACTCGATTGTAGTCAACGTGGGCTACTATATAAGGCTTGTAACTGTAGAGCATCGGGGTATAACCTGCTTGGGCAATCCGTTGCATACCATAAATAATGACATCAGTGTTAGCTTCAACAGACTCACTCGCTCCATCCTCGTAATCAAGTGCCACAATTGATCCCTTTGGTGTCTGAATATGTGGCAGGAAATAATCAAGTGCTTGGCGACCAATATCAGGACTACCACCAACACCATACCATAGGTAACTATGGACTCTAAGCCCGTCATCATTAGCCGCTTTGATTTGGCTACTATAAGTTGACTGGTTATAAATTGTACCGCCTTGGGTTCCACCAATTTGTGAAATAGCAAACCGGTCACCCTCAACTGTCTTACCATTGTTGCCTTGATACACTGACCAGTCAACACCAATATCATTCTTAGCCGCTTTAACATGGGTCGGTAAGGCAAATGAAAAGGCAGCCATAATGGCTACCCCTGTTAATACTAGTTTAGTTTTAAATTGCAATCTTAAGCCCCCTTATGATAGGTTGCTTCAATGGTGTTCTTTAGGTCGCTATAGGCCTTCTCAACTGCATTTTCAACGGTCTGCTGATCAACCTTGGTAAATCCCATGGCTTTCAATTGAGTTTCAACAGAAGCTACTGCTTGTGATTTCTTAACGGCCCCTGTTATTACCTGAGTAACACCTAACTGTTCGGCTGCGGTAACGGCTGCTTGTGCTAATGGTTCCAACACTTGCACCAAGGTCAAAGCCTGTTTATTCGCTAATAGGACCTTTGCCACCCATGCACCCAAAATAGGTATCACTGCGATAGCAATTTGGACAATTAAATCTTTCATTTTTACCCCTCCTCACAAGAACTTTTCGATGATATACACAAATAGGGTGACTCCAATCGTCCCACCAAGTACGCCCCAGATTGACCACACCATTTTCTTTAGACTGCTAATGTCTCTGGCATTATCTTGGCTGGCATTGTATGCCTTATCGGCCTTGTCATCTGTACTTGGTAGGCCAGTCAATTGTTGCTTAATCTGGGCAATATCTTCCTTGATTTCCATTAGCATTTTTGTTTGTTCGTCCACAATTTCACCCCATAAAAATAGCCGCTAGCTTTTGCCACCGACATAGTCCTTGCCTGTAATTTGCTTGTATTCGTCTGGGGTAATCATTACCGGTACATAAGGTGTTAGATCAATTCCCCAACTGTAAAACAGCACACACTGATCATAATTAGTCACTTGATTTCGCCGCCTTCAGCTGCGCTACTTCAAGAGTAAGCGCAGCAATCATCTGCCGTTCTGGTGACGGCTCAGGTGCAGGTCTGTCAGCGTCTGGATCATAGCCAGCATCAGGAACGACTTGACCGTCAACAATGCTAGCGTGGTTTTCATACAAGCCAACAGCATCGTCAACTTCAATAACCTCGAATCCTTCATCGGATGGCCCCACTGGTCTGTTTTCATCAGCATATGCCCAATTAAGCAGCCGATTATTGCTATCCGTCCACACTTTGATTTTCATATTTGCCTCCTAGAAAAATGGATCTCCTGTTGGATAATCATCTTGGGTCATATAAGTCAATGAACCAAAATATCCGCCTGCTCCCGTTTGAAGTGCTACATACCAACCAGGAGTACCCCCAGATGGTGTTGAGGCATACAAGAAACACATATGTCCAGCTTTGGCATCGCTCATAGTAATACCAGCTAGAGTGTTGGTTGGCTTATATCCCGGCCTTATATCTGCTAGTCTCAGATAATTATATGGTGTTTGGGTTTTCACTGAAATATTAACCGTTAGGGTAACTGTGTTGTTCCGGCGGCTATAGTACATGTAACACCAATCAACGTCAGCGCTTGTATAAGCGGTTGTGTTGTTCCAATAATACGTCACGTTATCTGTTGATTTGTATGTGCTAAATACATATTTTTTTGTGGCTGCATTTTCAGCGCTAATTAATGTTGAAAGGTTGAGCTTGCCACCTTGCAAATTAGCATACTGAACATCACCGGCATTGTCAGGTGTGCGTTCGCGACTGATAAATCCCGATGGTCCTAAGTCGCTAATTAACATGTGTCCATCAGCCGTACCTTGATCGTTTTCAATGTTGCCTGTGATATTCACGTGACCATACTGCATGCTGGTGTTGCCACTGCTAAATTTTCCTACATTGGCATCGCTAAGAGCGGTGTGACTAAATGGTGCATTGATATCAGGAGAGTTAATAGTTGCACTGTCAATTTCGATTGCAACAAGTTTTTCAATATTTAGAATCGCTTGCTGGATGCTTTGGTCAATCCAAGTTGACCCATCGTAGTATTGCAATGCTGTGGCATCATTAAGTGTTGTCCCATGCCACCACAAATCGCCTTTCTTGGGACTAGCAGGCGTGCCAAGCTGAATATATGTGTATGGCACATCCTTGCTCCCAGGAATGCCTTGCGGCCCTTGCGGTCCCTGTGGTCCTTGAGGACCTTGAGGACCAGTTTGACCATTAGATCCTTTAAAAAGTGCCCAGTTATAATCACTCGGATTGGTACTGTCAGCCAGTGTGAAGTCACTGTACGTGCCAATATACTTTTTGCCATCGCCACCAGATACCGTGAACCCACTTTGGCCACTTACATCATCTGCCCAAGCAGTGTGGAAATAGCTTGTACGGCCATCCGCACCCTTTGCACCGGGAACACCGTCAGCACCATCGGCGCCCTGAATCAATGCCCACTTGCCGGCGTAATCAGCCGGATTGTCACTTGGAACGGACGACTTGGCATTGGGAACAATAGCCATGTACTTCTTGCCACTTGGGAAGGCACTCATGTTGGTGCCCTTGTCATCATCGGCATATCGAATCCATGGATAAAACTGAATGGCCTTGGGGATATTTTCAATCTTAACTGCCATATCCTTAAGCGCAGAATACAAATTAGGCTGCTCATTTGCGTAATCCCCTAAAGTGAGCTTGGTATAATGACCAGCACGGCTGCGTTCAACCGACAACACTTTCGCAGAAAGAAATAGATTCTGGTTCTCGTCAACAATGTGTACCGTTTGATTCAATGGCACATAAGGCGCATTTGCCAAATCAACTTCATAGTTGACATTTGGATGGTTATACTGTTTCAAATCTGCTAGGGCTGCCTGTAACAACGTGGCCTGAGTAGCCGACTCAAATGTTTTGACCCGATTCCAATCAGATTGTGTCGGATTAGGATTGTCATTACTTAACAAACGTGAATACTTCTGTACGGCAATGGTATCGTGCAAGAATCCATACTGGTCAAGTACAAATTGTCCGGTTGGATCAGTCCAACTATACCCAATCAAATTAATTGGATCGTTTGAACCGTCAGGTGTAGCACCATAGGCCTTCACCGATGTTTCCATGTCATAGATATCAACTGTCTTTACGATATTGTTGATGTCTTTGTTCATCTCAAAAGAAATTAAACTGTCGGAAGTTTCCTCATGTCTGATATTGATAACACGTTTTACCGCAGTCGTACCTACAAAAACAAAGCCAAAGCTAAGCACTGCACCAAAATCTTCTGCGACTGATTTAATACGGCTAAGTGAAGTGTCTTCATCTGTCCATGTAAGTGTTCTGACGTTGTCTGGAAATTCATTAATACCAATCTCCCAACCAGAATCATTCGTAAACATTAGGATGTAATCAGCGATGGTATACGCTTTGTCAGCGGTATAGGCACCGACCACTTCATTCATCAGATCGTTACCTGCATCCGTGCAAACGACTGTATGAATATGCGCTAATGTATCGTGAGTAACACTGGCAATGACCATTTGATGTCCATTGCCTTCTTCATCCTGATACAAGACAAAATTGTTTTCAGCCGCCATTTCATCAATGGCCTGCTCTTGCTCAGTTTTAAATGGAATCGTCAGGGTCAAGGCAATGGCAGGCCTATCATCAGTTGTTTTTACTTCACTATCAGCGCTAATCAGCCATTCTCCTTGACCGGTTGTACGTGCAACGCCCATGATGTTGAATTTTCGGTCTGAGAAATAGTATTCCATTTACAACCACGCCTCCTTCAAATCAACTTCACACGCAAATGGTTGTGCCCAGCTTGATGGCATAAGCTGAATGATGGTATCTCCGGGTGGTAAAAGAAACTTGTCCCACTGGTTGCCTAATGTATGCAAGGTGCGATCTTCATTGCCATTGAAATAAGTTTTGGTATTAGCCACATCAATTGTAATTACATCGCCATTGCTGAAACGATTTTTAATATCCGTATACCAACTGACGTTCTGCCATTTAACGGTGGACGCAATTAGATACATAGTCGATTCGCCCCATGTCTTGTCTCGCATAAACCACGCTGAAAATTGCTTAGTCTCGACACTTGCAGCATCCGCAAAAGTGAATTGACGGGTAATAGTCGTCTCTCGTCCTTGATTGCCAACCCATGGTGAAACTCTAAAAACAACCGAATTACCAAATTTCTGCAATTCCAGCTGAATGAACTTGTCGTTAGTGAAGATATTGCGATCCAACTGTTCATTGACGACCAGTTGATCTTTGTAGTAACACATCCACCATATTTGGTCAGACAGTGCACTATTGTCTTTCAGTATCATCTGAAAGATTGGCTTACCGTCACTTTCTAACGTTGTTTCGAGTGAACCAACCTGTGAGACACCAGTTTGAAAACGTGTCATGACGTCCCAAGTTAGGTTACTCGTAAAGTTACCGTTATGTGTCTGGACGAGATCATGCTTGATTGAAGGCCCATTCCAATACAGATGAGTGCCAGTAATGCTGGGCCAATTAGGCTCAACCTTCCAGCCATCATAGCTGTCCTGTGTCCAAATCGCATTGCCGATCTGTTCGTTCGGCGTAGCTGGGTTGTCTCCCCAGTAAAGATTATTGGAAGCTGCTTGATTATCCATGTGTGAGCCTTGAACGGCTGCCAAATTCAAGGCCACTTCACTTTCTTCGCTTGTATAGCCATCAACTTCTTCAGGGTTGCCAAATTGAAGCACGCCGCCCTGACTATTAGCAAATCCTAGAAAGCCGTTATCAGCGTGCATGGTGGCCGTAATAACTGGCTCAACAGGATAAGTGCCACCATTGTGCACCGTGATGGTGTCGGAATAATATTCAGGATCCGCTGGGTTAGGCGACCATGGAGATGCTGTGGTGCCAATCTCTGCTTTAGCCTGACTCCAAGTGAATTCATCTGTTAGCGCTACTGGCTTAACTGAAAATTCAATTGGCAAAGGCAACTCGGACAATTCTTCTGTCCATGTGATTGTAAAAGTCTCCATTCCATTTGAAAATAAGGGAGATATCTGTTTACCGTTGATGCCTACAAAGACATTGGTATCTTTAATATCATGGACTTCTACTTGAAAAGAAATAATATCGTCTATTTCTAGTTTGCTTGCGTCTAACACTAAATGTGGATTATCTCCCCAAGACTGAGCTGGCACTGTCTGAGATGTTCCACTACCAATCAGCAGGTTCACTGGCACGTCCTTGTATGGCGTGTTGTCAGCCGTCTGCGTGGCTACCGAGTGCGCAATGCCACCATCGGGACAGACGAAGCTGATTGAGATTGTCCCTGATCGAAAGCCTTCAGTGAAGGTAGGCTGACTGTCTACGATGGCAAGATAATATTTATCAGGCTCATCCCCAAAGATTAGCTGCTGGGGTTCATCCGCATCAATAGCAGCGGCCAAGGAACGTCTCAATGGCACCAAATCGTCATTCATAACGATCCCAGTTACCACAATCGTCTTGACGTCGCGTGACATGTATTGCAGCATCTGGCCATCGCTAATACCAACCTTTTGCATTGTGTTGACGTGATTAGTTCCTACATCACGTTCGACCATCTGTACATACATCCACTGGGTAATATCTACTCCGGCGTATGTGATTTTAATGCCTGCTTGCTTCAATTAAACGGTTCCTCCTTTCCAATAAGCATTGAATCTGTCTGTTCTGTCGTTGTACTGCTTAATTTTTGGTGCCACTTTGGGATAAAACTGGTCGTCACCAACTTGCAGAACAAAGCTAAGCTTCGTGAGAAGATCAGCAATATTGTCCAACTTCTTTCCTAAATCATCTGTACTGCTGCTTTCGCTCTCTGTAACAGCACCATTGCCCAAGTTGTGATTGATGTTAGTAACAGCCTGACCTAGTAGTTGCCAAGCACGGCTTGTTTTAGTTAACGGCAAGATTGTTTCTGGGCCATCTTCGCCAACAAGCGCATGGATTGGCCGTGTGATCAAGCCACCATTAGCGTAGCCTTCAGGGCCACTGACACGAGCAAAAGCAGAACTTCCAGAGCCGTAGATGGCCTTCATGTAGTGAATACCGGCAAGCAGATCGTCATAGCCGTTATAAACATCATTGTGGCCGGGGAACTTATATGCATTGAACGTTGGCCCAATGGTTTGTACAAGCCCCATTGAAGGTATGCCGGCTTTAGCGTTGCTATCCCACAAGTTAATTGCCTTAGGATTACCATTTGATTCTCGCTGGATAACTCGCATCCATGCAGCAACTTGATAATCACTGGCATCAAAACCATTGGCCTTTAAAGCTTGAATGACATATGGCTTCCAACGCTGTACACCTGATCCACCAGGGTTAGCCATTGAATCTTCTATTTTTTTAAGCTCTTTTTTGATCCAATCGCCAATTCCGTTATATGCATGTTTAAAAATGCCAACCCCTAAGTCTCCAAATGCTTTTACTGGAGATGAGCTAACAATCCCTTTTATACTGCTACTGATTAGATCAGTTACATGCTTAACAGGGTGAGCGATCCAATCTACAATTGCTTCGAACTTATCACCGATCCATTTGCCAACATCTTCAGCCTTATCGACTACCCACGAACTAGCGTCTTTTACGCCGTCCCACACACTGCCGATAATGCCGCCTTGTGCAAAGCCGGGAATGCCATACATGTTAGCAATGGCCTTGCTTTCCCGTCCGTTGTACACACGGTCGCCAGTTTCCAGAGGTAAAATGGCATTCTTCTTGTCCGTATAAAGCCATTGACCGGTTCGTTTCTTGTGAATCAACTCTTTATAGTGTTCACTGCCATCATCATTGACCATAGCAAGACGTGTGCCATTTGGACTCATTTCTCCGCCTTGTGCGAAGTGAACATGGCTAGGCAAGTCAACTTTTTTAACACCGAAGAAGCCTAGAACACCATTGACGGCACCAAGACCAGTTCGAATAACATCAATGACAAAGTTGATACCTGATTGTGCGGCCTTTTTAATGCCATCCCAAATTCCGCTAAAGAAGCTACCAACGCTACCCCATACATCTGTCCAAACGTTCTTAATACTCTTGATGACACTGCCAATTGTGTCAGACATGCCATGAATGATTGGCGTGAAGAATTTAACCATGCCGTTCCAAATGTTCCCAAAGAAATCAGAGATGGCACCCCATGTCGTATTCCAGACATTTTGAATGAACTTTAAAGTTACGCTGATGCCCTTTGAAAGGGTGGTTGATACATTGTTATAGATCTTAACAATGCCATTCCAAATATCTTCGAAGAAATTAGAGATTGCTTTCCAAATACTGTCCCAGACTTTTTGAACGGCATTTAAGAAATTTGTGACATTCTTGACTATCCAATTGGTAGAAGAAGATACAATCTTGACGATTGAATTCCACGTATCAGAAAAGAACTTAGAAATAGCTCCCCAAGTTTTATCCCATGCGTTTTGAATTCCTTTTGTTGTGCTGCTAATCGTTTTGCCGATTGTGTCTAGTGGAGGCTTAACAAACTTTACTAAGCCGTTCCAGACATCCTTAAATGGCTTCTCTACTTTTCTCCATGCAATTATGAAAAGGCCAACAATAAATGCCACAGGATATACAATTATCTTTTTAAGATCATCTAGTCCTGCTTTTGCAATTTTCACAATATTCTTCCAGATAGAAGACATTGTTTTGCTAATTGGATTCCAAACTTTAGACCACTCTGTTGAAAGTGACTTTCCCCAACCGTTAACGGTCTTTAGAAAACCATCCCAACCTTTACCGACACCCTTCCAAAAATCATTCCATTCTTTTTGTGCCCGCTTATTAGCTGCTTCTTGCTGTTTCTGCTGCTTTTTTTGAGCTGCATCAGTGGACTTGTTAATGCCATCCCACCATTTGACTACATTGTTAGTCATTTGACGGGCATCCCAGCCAAGACCGCCTAACCAACTATCAGTTGGCTTTTTTTTAGCATTCCAGCCATCTGTAAACTTCTTGGCAGCATCACCAGCCCATTTACCAGCTGTTTTGCCAATTGTTGCACCAACCGCTGCGCCTAAGGGGCCACCAAAGAAAGCACCGATGCCACCACCAATCAGCGTCCCGGCAGATTCACCAACCGCAGAAAACTTTTTGCCGACAGTACCTCCTTTAGAAAAGGCCTTTGTTAAATCCTTAATATCTGAAATAGCATCATAGGCAATTGTGATAGTCGCCATGCCCTTGCCAAGCGCACTGCTATTAAGCTTACTTAAATTAGTTTTAATTGCGTCAGCAAATTTTGAGTTGGCTAATTTTTTAAGGCCAGAATACATATCTCCGATGGTTTTAGTGAATCCAGCAATTGCAGCAATCGGCAACACTTTACCGGCCAAATTCAAAGCAATAAATCCAGCAGCTAAATCGCCAAAAAGTTTAGGGTGCTTATCCGCAAAATCTCCCAAAGACTTTAACAATGGGTTGAGCACCTTTAGACCTGACGTAAGCGCAACCCATGAAATCTTCGCCATAGCTTCACCTGTGTTTGAAATCGTGGTGAAGAATGTCTTGATTTGACCTGCATGGCTGGCAATTGATTGGCTAACTTTTGTAACTGTATCTGAAAGCTTGTCCATCATTTTGTCCATTGCTTTAGGGCCAGCGGATAAGTCAAATGCTTTTGCAAACGCAGTTGTGATTGTGCTTAGGCCCTTGCTCATTGCTTGACCCAATTTACCAAACTCTGTATCGGTATTTTTGTCCTGTGACCATCGGCTGATAGCTCCAAGCACCGGGTTTTGAGCCGTTAAAAAAGGCTTTTCTATGTCGCCAATTAGCGCTGGGATACGAGACTTGATAACCCGTGTCATGCCGGGGATAGTCTGCATCAAGTTGTCTGACGCTTTGCTGTATTTCTGCCCTAATTCTTCGATAACGTTAGTGGCATCTTGTGCACTGATCTTGCCTGCACTCATCTGTGCACGAAGATCAGTCATAGTTAGCTGAGAATTATGCTGAACTTTCTTTTCGTATTCCAGCATTGCATCGGCCATCATAGGAAACGCATCAGTTAACTGATTGAAGTCGCCAAGTTGGACAATAGATCCAGATAGTGTATGTGTGAAGTCAAGACCGACCTGTTGAATACGATCACCGGATAATCCAATCGCATCACCCATTGTCAGAAAGGCGGAAGTTAAAGCTTCGGTTTTTGGTTGGTTATCAAAGACATGATAAAACTGCTGGTTTAGTTCGTTTACCAAATCAGTATCTTGACCAAACTTGACGGCAAGCTTGTTGGTCATGTCAACCATTGCTTGCCCTTTTTCAGCATTACCAGTCAAGGTTAGCCAAATAGCATTCATTTGATCTTGCTGCTTTTCGTATTCCATACCAGCAGCAGTAGCTTCTTCAATTTTTCCTTTGAGCGTTTGCCAACCGTTTGTGATGGCATTGGTGATTAAGCCACCCTCAACAATTTTGTGAAGCAAACCCGGTGTCTTTTCGGCTTGTTCGTTTGTTCCTTCAATGGCTGACTTGATCCGACTGAACACGGACGGATTGGCCTTGTCCATTTCAGCTTGCAAACCAGTCATAGAAGACTTTGCTTTTGCTAGGCTGGTAGCTGTCTCGTCAACACGTGTTTTCTGTGTACGCCAAGCATCGGAGTCTTTACCACTGGCGGCAGCAATCTTATCTAGTTCAGCCGACTGCTTAGACAATTGCTCATTAAGGTTACCAATGGAAGACTTATAGCCATCCATCTTTGCTTTGTTGGCTTCTTGTTGTTTACCTTCGGCCTCTAGGCGCGTCACATAAACTTGGTTGGCACGTGCTGCAGCTGTGTACTCTTGCTGTAGGCCAGCCAAACCGGACTTTTGATAGTCCATTGCTTGCTTAGCACGATCTTGCTGAGCTTGCATACTGGCAAGCTGCTTAGTGGCACCATCAATTTGCTGCTGATACTTCAAAAACTGTTGAGCGGTTTCGCTAGTGTTACCCTTGAGTTCACTTTGCTTTGCTTTTAGAGCGTCAATCTTAGACTGCTGTGCTTCAATAGACTTACCCAAGCCATCGTATCTAGCCTGAGCAGCGCCTACTGCATCACCAGCAGACTTCATCTCCGCTTCTTGAGCTTTCCAAGCATTTTGACTCGAACGAACAACCGCTGTTAATGATTTGACGGATTCACTTGCCGACAATAGATCAAGGGCAATCTTGGTGCTCATTGTTGCGTTAATTTGTTGTGCCACTTAAATCACCCTTTCTCTTGGTATTGCTGCCACATAACTGCTGGATCAATTGGCCGATCCTTCTTATCCTTGGCGGACATCATTTCCAGCATTTCAAAATAGTCCGCATCATCAAAATCCTGCATTGACCAGTGGAAATACATGACCGCTTGCTTTTTCATCCATCTAAAGTCCTGTAGCTGATTTTCAAGCTCATAAACTTTGACGGCTGGATTAATCTTTGCTTTTGCTGGCGTCTTGCTTCTTGGCAGCTAAGTCAATATCCTCGTCACTCATGCCCATCATGCGTTCAAAGGTGTAATTAACTGCCTGAATAGTATCGGCAAATTCTAGATCCCCAAGTTTTTCCGTTTCTTGCTTGTTCAGGCCTAAAACTGTAGTCAAGAAATCAATCGAGTCATGCAACATATCGCGTTGAATCTTAATAATTTCTACCGGTTCCATATCGGCAATATCGTCAGCCTTGGCCATGAGTAATTGCAGATCATACATCTTTTCCATGTTACGATTACTGGTTTTAACTTCATGTACACGGTTGCTAAGTTGACTAACTTTAATTTTCATTGGTAATACCATCCTCTGTATTTGATAAGGTCGCTGTGGTGAATCGGACACCACCAAGTTCACCAGAAAGCGACTTTTGAGCATAAAAAATAGCGCACGTTCGTGAGCCATTCATCAGTTGTTGCTATTAAGTTGCGTCAGATTGCGCCTGTCAGCATTATTTAGCTGGACTTGTAGTGGCACCTGCTGGCAATACGTATCCGCCGAACACTTCTTTGTACATGTTGGCTTTGTCGAACTTAGGATCAATATCGCTATAAATCTTGTACGGCTGATTGTTAAAGGCCATAGTAGTAAGTGCTGTGTAAGTCAAAGTGTCATCTACACGTTGTTCTGCTGCCGCATCAGTCTGAATGTTAGCTGCAGTTTCGGTCATGATGCCATCACCAAAGCCGTAATAGACAAAGTGTAAACGGTCAATGGTTTGGGTGGTAATAAGCAAGGCCACATGAGCCTTTAAATTCTCATCCGTATAACCGCCCTTGCTGTCACTAACAAAACCCTTGATTTGCTGCTTAATTGCAAAGTCCAAGTTGTTAATATCTAGAGCTACTGATGGCTCTGAAGTACCAACAGTAACGTCCTGGACGTTGTTGTTGCCATAAGTCTTAGCAATGGTGCCTGCTAAGTTAGTAATGTTGGCAGTTTTAGTACCTAAATCTTTGTGATCGACAGTATAGATACCGTCTGTGCCTAATCCTGCTCCAGTACCAGAAATTAACTTTTGTTGTGCATCAACCAAAGCTAACTGGATTTGATATAAACCTACTGTTGCCATTTAAATTCCTCCAATGTTCTTTGTTCTACTGAAATAAAATGTGTTAAAAAGTTGCTGTGTGTCTGGGTCTAATGTTCGTTGTCTAACCGCGGCTACCTGCCAATGTTGATAAGTAAAAGCCTTCATCATGGCTATCTCAATGATTTCGGGATCAGAATCAAGCAATTTTGAGTACCAAATCTGTACTTCTACTTCCTGATTTAATGCCCAGAAATCGTTGTCACCATATGCGGTTGGATCATTAGCAGCATCAGTAATCAATACAACTGTTTCGTTCAGATTATCGACTAATTCTTGTGGCAAGTTATTGCCTTTAACTGCATTGATATTGGCAATTTTGGCTTGGGTAAGCATCGTTACCGCATCACCTACAGCGCTCATCTATCCCCACCACCATTCAACTTGGCGATAATTGCTTCATATTCCTCTTGCTCGGCTGCAAATACAGCGTCTTTGGCATCGTCACGGGCATTATCAACAAAATGGTCACCGTGAATTTTCTTTGTCCCGTCATTTAAGAAGCGAGCAACGAATGCCTTATCACCAAAACCAACCGTTGAGCTACCATTGTGATCACCGTCAATATCGCCTTTTTTACCACTAATGTCCTCGCTCAGATGCCCATACTTGCCACCAGTACCCTTAGTATTTGGGTGTTTTTCTTTGGTGGTCTCTGCTAGCTTCTTGGCGTAAACATCAGCACCAGCCTTGGTAATCTTCTCTTGGTCGCTAATAGACAATTCGGCAGCTTTTGATACTTGCTCAAGCCATTGTTCAAGTGCTTCATCCATTTCCATAGCTATGCCCCCTTTGTGACTTTTATGAGGGTCAAGTAGTCATATTTTATGTAGCTATTGCTGTCATCTGGTGAAACATCAGCAATGTTGTATACAATGCCATCAAGTCGTGCCTGTAATTGGCGTGTGTTGCGTTCATCATGCCTGACAATGATAGTAATTGAGTTATCCAAGCGTGTACCAATTAACGTGTACTGCTGTGTGAGTGTCCGTTTCTGCTGCTTGAAATGCAGACTGTAGGCTGGCACAAAGCTAGTGATATTAAGGCCAGCACCAGTCGTGTGTGATTTTGGAGAGCCAAGCTCAATGGTTCGACTAAAGTCACTTGGTTTAAAGCTACTTACCATTGTTGTCACCACCACTAGCTTGTAAGTGTGCCAGCATCATAAGAAGTCCCTTAGGCATACCATTGGCTAAACCACGGTCATAGTACATTGCCTGGGCTAATACTTTGACGGCTGGAGCCGTCAAGGTGGCGTCCTCTGGTGCATCAGAAGAGCGGATAATGATTTCAACTGAAGTGTTTACCAAGGTTGTGATTGTAGGCAACTCTGCTGGATCAAGGTTTAACTCGGTCATTAAATCAACAGCAATCTTGTTTGGGTCTATTGTTGCTTCTGCCATTGATACACCTCCATTCGGCCGCCGCTTAGAATCAAGCTACTATGCTTTTTTAGGCGACCAGTTTACTTAGTTATTTGCCAGAGGTAGCAGTTGGTACTGTAGGGGTAACTGGTGCAGTATAGGTAATGAACTTACCAGCGGCTGTATCAGCAGCTTTAAAGTCTGCCCGCAGTGCTGCCAAAAGTACCTGTTCAAAATTCTCATTACGTTGCCAAGACAGGTTAATGTTGCCCTTAACAGTTTCAACCACAAAGTTTTTAACACTCCCAATGAATGCCTTTGCGTCTCCAGACTTGCCAAGCACATCATCAGCAACAACTACCAGCGGAGCACCAAACAGTTGCTTTCCAGATGGAGAGGTAATTGAATCTTGTAACAGGTACCTACCTTCAGCATCCTTCTGCTTATCAATTGCGGCAAAGAATGATTCAGATACAACAAACATTCGGTCAGTGTAGTTGCTCAAGCCAACGTTGAATGAATCCTTAATATCATCAATGCTTTTAGCGGCAACTGGAGTAGCTGTTTGCAATACTGCACCAATCTTGTGCTGCTCAGTTTGATCCTTAATGTCATTAACGTACTGAGTCAGTAAACTGGTGATGTTTGGATAGTCTTGTGTCATTTCAAGGGAAATTGGCAGTGAACCACGCAAAGTCTGAACATCATAATTGACCTGTGTTAAAGAGGCATTCGCCAAAGTAGGGTTGTCAGCTAATTCAGCTGCTGAAACCAGTTGTGCAGACGCTTTAGACAAAACAGGAATCTTGCCAGTCGGTGCAGAAACCTGAACTTTAGTTACATAGCCACCTAATTGTGCTGGGTCCTTAGGCTGACTCATAATGTCCAATACTTGGCTAGGCAATACTGCTTCGCCAGCGGCAGAGTCAAAACCTGCGGAATCTCTCTTAATTTCGCCAGTCTTCAAAAACTCTTTAAAGTCACGTACTTCTTCATCTTCAACTTTGTCTGCTGTTAAATTTTTTGCCATTTTTTTTGCTCCATCTCTTTTATTTTCTTGCTCAACATTTTGTTCTGCAGTTACCTCAGCTGGCTTACCATCACGCTTTTCAATTTCAGCTGTTTCTTGCTTTGGCTTTGCTTCATCCAAAACAACATTATTGTCATCATCTGGGGCATCATCGTCCGTTTGTGATGGCGCTTGTTGGTCTGCCAATTGCTGACTTAATGACTGAATAGCAGCTTGAAGTGTTGTTATCATGCTGACCAAATCACCAGAAGTTGGCTGTGTGGTTGTGCCATCGCTTGCCATATCTGATGTTGGTTGAGCAGTAGTTTCATCGCTTGCCATATCTGGTGTAGCATCACGCTTTTCTTCCTCAGGCTTGTCAATAACAACCTTTGTTTTTACTTGTGCTTTTAAATCTGATAGCTGCTGTTGTAATTGTTCAATTGACCGCTTTTGGTCATCAACAGATTGTTCTTCTTTTTCTGGCTTTTCTGCCATCTTCACAACTTCTTTCTTACTTGATAAAAATTGAGCCAAATCCCTTTTCACTTGCACACTTGTTTCGGTATATGCTGGGATAGGAGTCAGCGACAGTTCAAATACTTGGTCAATTTGATTGATTGTGTGGATTGTGTTGCCTTGACTGTCTACACTCCAGCTATCTCCACCAGGCGCAATCTTAAAACCGAACGACATGCCCTTGATATTGCCATTCAGTATGTTTGTGTATGTGTCATGCCCCAACTGTGTGTCTGGTAACTGGGCATTAAAGTGTAAACCATCAGGCTGAATGCTTGTTTGTAATGTTCCAGCGTCTGCACGGGCCAAAATGTTGCTAAAATCATGGCTGTAAAGCAGCAAAACGTTGCTCAAATCCACACCACTTAGGGCATTTTGGTCGATATATTCGGTTAAGTCACCCTTAATACTTGGCTGATTAAACACTGTTGCGATGCCGGAAATAGCCATATTCTGCCCATTTTCAGCCTGATTGTTGCTATTTTTGTTGGCTAAGCCCGTTTCAGCTCTAATTTTGATGTCAAATGTTCGTATATCTGTATTTTCCACTAAATCACACCCCTTTTTGCCAGCATTTGTTGTGCTTGTAAAGGCGTAATGGCTGGTGTTGTGCCACTTAGCAACTTCTGTATCTGGCTAATAAGTAGGTCATTATCAGCATCTACTGCTTGACTTTCATCAATATTCACTGGAATTCCAAATTTGGCACCCATTTCTGACTCTATTGGCTTTACATAACGCCTTAAAGTGTTGCTATAAAGCGATTTAGTCATATCTAATGAACTTTGTTGATCACCTTGACCGTTCAAATAGCTATCTGGAACACCAAAAACCTTGCCTATCTGTGTCTTGGACCAGTCATTGCTGGTCAAAAACTTGGATACATCGGCATTAATCGCTAAATTTTGTACGTCATAAAGCTGGTCAAGTACCATAGGCCGTCCAGCATTGTCACCCGTGTTAGCATTTTCAAAAGCTTTTCGTGTCGCTTCTTTTTCTTCTGGTGATAAAGCACCCTCAGCAACTTTAATGACGGTGCTTGGATTAATAGCATTCTTAATAGTTGATAGTGTCAACTTGTTTGCATAATCTTGAATGTTGACTTGGCTTGCAATTGATTCTAGTGGACTAATACCAATGTATTGCTGACCATTGCTACCACTAGCCATCAATCGAAAGTGAAGCATGTTTGCACTTGGATAATTGATTGTGCCTCTCTCGTCTCCCCAGTTAACCGCATAGCTAATATCTGCACTGCTGTCTGCCAAAGTGACTACTACCTGTGCCGCCGGTGCCATCTCTAGCCTCATAGGAACATTGTTGCTGTCTCTTGTAATGGCGATATAGGCGTTTCCCGTAAGCAACATCTGAACTACAGCTGATTGCCAAAAGTTAAATGGAGAAATAAGGTTGTTCGGGTTATTTATCACCTTGTCAAAGGGTGCAGCCACTTCAAAACTTGCCGATGCAATATCACTGCTTAGAAGGTTGCTAACGGCATATAGATCAGAATTATTTAAGGCCGTACTGGCATCAACCAAATGATTGGGAAATACTTGTCCACCGCTTATGATGTAACTTGACAGGTTAGTTGATGGTATCGTCATACTTCTTTTCTGCATTCGTTCATACGGATTCCATACGCTCATCTACTACCACCTGCCTTAGGCGTAGGCGTGAGTAGCCAACCGCAAAAGAGCAATACACTGCCTAACACCAACGTTCCTATGATGCTATTAAAAAGATAGGCACTGGTGACAATAGCAATTAAGCCGAATACAAATAACACGGTTGGTAACAGTTCCTTAAGCATTATCAATTTGCTCACACTCGCACCTCCCTCAGATTCTTTGTGTCTTTCATTGTTTTTACCTCTCATATATATAACGTATGAAGTGCGTCATTTTTGACCAATATTGACCTTCAAACGCAAAAAAATATGTAGACTTTTAAAAGCCTACATTCATCAGGAATTTATGGCGTTCTTCATCGCTCATACCAGACAATGGGGAACGGTTCTTATCATTATCTGCATCTGGGTCAAAGTCTGAAAAGGCATAATAGGCACGGCTAAATGCATCAATAACTGCATCAACAGCATCAATTTTTGAAGTTGCACGATCCTTATCTACCTTTATACCAGCGCTTGAGCCAACTATAACTGCATTGGTCAGTGCATACTTTAAAATTGGGTCATCGTCATAATGAACTCGGCCTTCCCGAATTGCTTTCTTGAATTCATGTGTTGGTTTGTCTAACTTATCCGATGTCTGTTTCAAGGGCATCAATGGGAACGGCTCTTCTTGGCTTAACTTATCCAAAACATCACTAGTTCCCCACCGGTCAAATACAAAGAACTTAACATTTAAGCCATTCTCTTCTATATAGCTCATAATCCACGTGGTAACACTGTCTTCATCTATGTAGCCAAAGCGTCCTTTTGCAATAGTGGCAAAACCCAATTGCTCAGCTTGACGATAATTAATTCCATCTTGCTTTTCTTTTTCGGCAATACTTCCACCTGTGTGAGATAAGGGTACCCAACTGTGCTGTTGGATATAATAGTGTGTCTCCCCAGCCAACTGGTATGGATAAATGAAAGCAACTGCTGTGTCGTCTGCAAGTTTGCTTAAGTCGAATCCTATATAAACATCATGACCAGAAATGCTGAATGGTGACTTATTAGCTACTGCATTCTCGATGTCATGTATGTTTAAATAGCGATTATCAGAAGCCTTAATCCACATGTTCAGGTTCTTGTTCTTGAACTCATCTAATGTTCCATCCAGCTTTTTCTTGTCTCGTTCTGAAACTAAACTAGGCAACATCGTATCCTTTTTCAATTCAAGAATAGGGTTTGATTTTGTCCATGATGATGGGTCATCAACTTCATCTTCACTATCTTGGCTGTAGTTAATTAGCAACACATCGTCTAACTCTCGTGAATAATCCTTTTGCATTGCTTCTCGTGCCAACTTTTCATCTAGATAAAAGCTACTGGTGCTGTCAGGGTAGGCTGTCGAGATGGACCAAAACTGGTGATCATATACTTGCACCTGACCACTTGTTATCTTGCCAATGTTTTCTTTAATGGTGCCAATCCGGCCATCATCACCAGACTCATCAGCCACAGCAAGCCGAAAATGGTAACTATCAAATTGACCAGATTCATGTGACAAACGGAGCAACTGGTTTCGCGTTTTTTTACTTCTAACGACATCATCCAAAGTCTTTATCTGCTGTTGTTTGTACATATGTTTGACGTCAGCCAACTCTCCCAACCTGTCAAAGGTAAGCTGAATGTATCGCCATCCTTTTTTGGATTGTGCAACCACAGGCGCTATATATCCCAAATCTTGGTTAAATAATCCGTCACTGGCAATTAAGTAGTCATATGCAAGTAGAATATTTGTGATGTATGTCTTCCCATTTGTTCGTGCCACAGAAAATTGAACCCTATGAAATCTACGCTCACCCTTTTCATTCCGCCACCCTTGACTTGAACAGAGCAGTGCTTTCTGCCATAGCATTAGCGGAAGTGGTTTGCCTGTATCAACATCTGGGCAAATGCTGGCAAAGTTTAGCACTTCATGACACTTACCTAGGTCATACGTGTAAGGAAAGTCATCACTGCTAATCCGTGTCAAGTCTTGCAAATGCCGCCAGCAAGCAAGTTTAATATCTTGTCCGGCCATGGTAGTACCTTCAAGCACCTGAAAAGCATAGGCAGTCATAGGGTCATGATATTTGTCAGCAATCTTATCATAGGCACCATTGTCTCTCTGCTGTTTATAAGCTCGTTCAACAGTCCAATCTGGCAATGTTAAATCATAGTCTACCAACTCTTGTCACCTGCCTTTAATGCTTGCTTAAGCGTTGGGCCATCATCGTCATCTTGGTTATCCAAGACAATTGAAGCACGCGCTTGTGGACTGAGACCCAAAGCATCACTCAAAGACTTAATCTTGGTGGTTGCATCATTCAAAATAGCAGCGGCAGGGTTCTTTCTAGTTCCCATGCTTAAGCCATTCTCATTTATATCCTCGTAGGCCTGTCTTGATAATTGAATCTGTTGGCATAAGGCTATTACCAGTGGCTTGTCAACTTGTTTGCATAATCCTGCTGCGTTTAACAGAGGTACAAGCTCTCGCCAAGCTGTATAAGCATATCCTTGCAAAAATCTTGGTGGCGTAACTTGCAATGGCTCCATTCCACTTGTCTTCTTTGCTAGTTCCTCAGTTCTTGCGCGTTGGTCGGCTCTATCTGATGCATCTTGTGTTATTTTCATCTTTCTGCCCATGTCTGCTGTACCTCCCTTCGTTTCTTTTCTATGTAAAAGCTTATGCATCAACATATGTAGCACTTCTTGCACTGCCTATCATATTCATTTGCTGTACTTTTGTAAGCATGACAAATGCCGGTATATCAACGTTTGAAGGCCATGACGTGACCCATATAAAATATTTTTATAATTACACATTTTTTGAGAGAAGACCATTTTGTTATGTGAGGTTCCCCTATACGCCTACGGGGGCGGGTGTTATAGCCTTTTTTATTTTTTAAATGTGTTATTTAATATTTGCTGTCCATTATTTATTATTTATGGTTCATCGTTTTAAATTCTAATTGTTTAAGCAATGGCTGTTCAAGGCAATCAATTGTTGCCTGCTGTACCCCTCATATATATAACGTAATGAGTGCGCCGTTTTTGCCTTGGCATAGAAAAGAGAGCCAACCATTGGCTGACTCCCCTTGCTTATGTACTACTTGAGTTTTAAGGTTGCTTGTCTCTTGCTGGCTAAGCGTTGCCTCTCCTTATTCTTCTCCATTTCAAACTGTGCGAACCCTGGCATGAGGACATCTAGGAAGTTAACCAAAGCTTTATCTGATTCAGTTAGCTTCCCATCAAACTCTTTGCCATCATTACCCTTTGACATGTTCCTAAGGATGTTTAAACGTTTCTTGTAGATGCCTAACTGTTTATCTTCACCAGCTTGTTCTGGTTGCTTAGTACCTGTCAGCTCGTTGACTATAAACTGTGGCATGTCCTTGTCTTCTATGTGTTCTACTGGCTTATCAATCCATGTTCTCACATCAAATGCTTCCATAGTGTCTGGCGTGCGAGGCATCACATTTAAGTTGCTGAATCCTAAGTGGTCGTCTTCTGGTTGCTGGATAAAGTACACCTGACTAATGCTACGACTCAAGCTGTCACCAGCAATCACCACGCCATCCATACCTCTAATCAAATAGTTGAACAGTAGGAATGGTAAAGAACGTGATGGCTTATCAGCTTCTTTCAACTCCTCGGCCACATAAAAGTACATGCTTGGCTTATAGTCAAATGGACTATGCTTGCATCTATTTGCATCCCAAGCCGTAACAGTTAATTGTCCGGTCCCTGCACCAACATCATAATGTGTCGCCCCTAGGTTTCTTTTGGTGGCTTCAGTATCGCCGTCTGTCCTTGCAACATCAACCAATTGCTTTGCTAATTTGCCTAATGCTGGTGGCGAATAGAAACTCTTGGTCTTTTTGGAAACACGAGTCATTTCTTGTGAATAGTAGAGATTGAACCAATCATAGCTCACGTCTGTTTCATAGGTTAAAAACTGGCTAAATAGCTGCTCACGTTTCTCCTTGTCAAACAATATGTGCATTAGATATTCACTTGTGCTTGCTAAGTCATCACCATGTAAAAGCAAAGCAATTGTCTTTTGGCCATCCTCTGATTCAAAATATCTATCTGTCAACCCATGTCCTCCCATCGTTGCTTTAAGATTGACTCATGAACGTTAACCACAATTGTTACCATGCCATTGCCCGGATCGTGAACGGTACTGAGCCATCCCGATTTGAACAGTTGTTTGGTAACTTCATTTGAAAGCAAGCTATCACATTCAATGTTTATGTCTTCGTAGCTTGCATGAGCTACTGATGCTGTCACTTGACTGTTGAAGTCACGGAGGATATTTTCTATGCCTTTCCAATAGTAGTCGCTATGGTCCAACTCACTTGGTCTAACTAATTGGTTCATTTGTGTGCTCCTTTGAATTACTATTGATGCTTCACCATCGTCCATATATCGAACATTTACAGTGTCATAGGAATACTTGCTTTGGTATTGCATCACTGCTCGTCTGATGTAGCGGGCACTTTTACGCCCAGTGTTTAATGTCTGCCATTGCCAAGTTGACTGCCTCCTATAGCTTAACAACTCACTTGCAAGCTGGTTGGTATGATGCCATTTAATAGCTAACATTTAGTGTCCTCCCGAAAGGTATTCAAAGCTATCACAGTCGCTTATAACAGCCACAGGTGCACCTAATCTTTCCACCATATCAGCTTGAATTGTGTCCTTTATGCTAGGCGTTAAGGCCATGTTGACGATGAATACATACTCATTCTCATCAGCCAAGTAAAATAGTTTGCCGTTCATGTTATTTACTCCTTTGTCCATGACCTTAGTGTATGTTTAAAGTTTTTCCCCCAAGTGCAACATACCAACCAGCGCCTTCTACCTCGTCAACAAGGTAATTAAGGGCTTCAACATTTAATTCTGCACACTGAATGCTTATGAGCCAGTTGTCGCACCCACGTTCAAGAAGTTTGCTGTTTATTAACTGCCTGTATGGCCTCAAGTCGTCCTCACTAGCTTCAATAACTGCTTCAGGTGTTAAAATCTGGCCACTAGGTTGCTCTCCTTGTAACACGTATTCAATGTTCTCTTTAAAATCATCATCATTGTTATTCATTGCTTTTTCTCCTTCAATATTTTCGTCCACCATTGTCTGTCTAGGTGTTTCAACTTGGTGTCCCCGTGTGGTTGCTGACTGATTATCTGTTCCAATTTGGTCTTGCGATAATGCGTTTGATAGCTGAGTACCCACAAATTGTTACTATCTAAAGCCTGCTTGGCCGTGCATAATCTCAACGGGATTATGTGGTCTACAACTTTTCTATCACCTAACACCTCTCCTGTAACTTGGTCAGTCGCCATGTCTCGTGCATATACTGCATCTCGTACCTTTTTCCACCTTGATGAATGGTAAAATGCTTTTGCAACTGGGTCTCGCTCTGTTTGGTCATATTCTTTTGCTCTTTGTGCCTTGACTGCCGTTGCCAACTTTGACCGCCTGTAGCTGGCCTTCTTGGCTTGCCACTCTGCTTCTCTCTTTGCTTGATGCACTGGGCAATAACGCTGACCAATGGGGATGATGCGGTGGCACAATTCATATGAGCACTCGTGCACCATTTGGGCACGGTTTCTTCCCCGTCTGGTCAAAATGGCAAGTCACTGTCCTTAACTTTGGGCGCTAATGAATGGAAAGTGACGTCATTAATCGTTGTTGATGAATCCTTTGATTTGTCCCCATAAGTTTTAGAACTAAGCAAGTAGAAATGGTTAACCACCACACTCCAGCTGTAGCGCTTTTCACCATTCTCATCTGCGTAAGTGCTTGTTTTAAGCTGACCATCAACCCCTATCAATTGACCTTTTGACACCATCTTTTGAAAATTTTCAGCTTGGTGGCCAAAAATACTTAGTTGAATGAAGTCTGTGTCTTGTCCATCCTTGCTCTTGTAAATCCTCTTGACTGCCAGCAAGGTTGAAATCACGCTATTCCCTGCTTTAACATCTGTTGCAATTCTACCTATTAAATTTACATTGTTCATTAATTATCAATTTCCTTTCGATGTGTCGTCAGATAAAGTGTCATCTTGTGTAGTTTTGCTTGAAATTGTCTGTTCGTCTGCCCAAACAAAACCATCGTCTCTGCCTTCCCATGTGTCAACACTGACTTTACCCAGTCTCTTGATTGGCGATTATGAAGGATTGAATTAGCTCTTTCAACTGCTTCTTCAATTTCTTGCTCATTATGCAAATCTGGAGGAATGGCCAGCGCAAACATATTTGCCTTGTCAGATTCGACTTTCTCTGAATGCCATGTTCGCCTTTCTATATCCTTACGTGCAAATGTTATGCGCCATTGAAGTGTGGGCAGCTCACGAATGATTGCATCTTCCGTTTCTTCATCTGTCCAACTTTTCAATCTGTGGTCTAACAATTCGACTATCAAATCTTGTGAGGCATTTTGCAAAGGCTCTTTCAAATGCCAGCTTAGAATTTCTGCCTGCTTGCCGAATGTTGGCGTTGCCAAAATGTCTTTGATTGTCTTTTCACTAATCACTTACTTTTCGCCACCCTTGTCGCCACCTTTGTTTACCAGAAGGCCAATCAGGGCTGTTAAGCTGCCTAGGACTACCGAAGTACCAAGGAGTATCAACCAGTAACCCAGGACGGCATTCCATGGCAATTGTGTAATGCCTGCAATGTTTGATATTGTTAGAAACCAACCAGCTGAGGTAAGAACGTTAAATGTGAAATTATCTTTGTTTTCCATGTGTATGTACTTTCTTTCTTGTTTATGGTATGGTATTAATTGGGGTTTGCGACACTAATTTTCATTTTACAAAAGAAAAGTAAAAAGGCTTGTTAAGGTGTAATGTGTGATTAGCTGACCCTGCTACTGATGTGTTGCTTAAATGGTTTGCCTCTGCTGCTGACTTGATGCTGTTATAAATCACATAGGAACCGTCATCATTTAACTTTTTAACTGGCCGCCCGTTAGCCCTTTTCATTAGTTACCGCCTGTGATTCTTCACTAAGTTATCTCTATGGCTAACCCAGCGTAAGTTGGAAAGAGCGTTATTTAATCTGTTGTCATCAATGTGGTCAACATCAGAAAAGTGCTCAGGGTCAGGGTTAGAAAGCCATGCTAACGCTAGCAAATGTGATAAAGTAACAGTTGTGTGTTTCTCTATTGAACCATCCTTTGTCACGCCGACAACTACATAGCCACTGTTGTTAACATATGACCGGATAGGCCGCTTGCATCTATTCCCAATAACAACGCCCTTTCGGCTGACCTTATAACGTGAATATGGCGCTGGACAACTTTTAAATTCCTCCTCATCCTGTGGCTTAATGCGTGTTGCAATAGTCGCCTTAATAAGATACTCTAGATTTTGCTTATCTTTAACTGTATTTTCCATTAAAACTCCTGCTTTCATATTTGTTCTATACTTTAATTATACCACGTTTGCTAATATTTCCTGTTTTGCATCACTCGATTAATTATTCTTGTTAAAATAACCCCACTATTTATTCCTTTTACACCCTTTAATGTAGTATCAGGTACTAAAATGAGTGGGGATTGGGCACCTATTATGTGAACTTAAAGAAATCTTAACATTTGAGCCTATTAAAGCAGCCTTTCCTAAATTGCCAATAAAAAGAGACCTCACATGAGACCCCATTTTATAGCCTTGACTTTACCATCTGGTGTAGTATTGGTATACCCTAGTTATTAACGGGCTGTCTTGTTAACCAATCCTTACTGTAACAAGGGATACAGCCTTTTTACAAGACACTACAAGACAGTTACAAGACAAAGTTAAGGGCATTAATCTGCTACGGCCACAAGTGATTGAGTGTTGCTATACCATTACTGTCTTGTTTGTCTTGTACTAAAACCAAACAAACTCATTTCGAGGGGGAAAGTAGCTTGTGTGCCACTATATAGCAACCTTCCCCACTCCATCTGTAAGTGTTGGGAAATTCTACAAGACAGCAAGACAAACACCAAAAAAAACCTCTGAAAGCCTTGATATGACAGCATTTTCTCTGCCTCATAGCTGTCTTGTTTGTCTTGTAAATGCAAGACAGCGCCCATGCAAAAAAAAGACAGCCATTTCTGACTGTCTATCCCTTGATTATTGATTTTCTATGTATTCCCCCAAAACTCATGCATAAACTATGTACCAGCTTTTAGTCCTGTGGTTTGACCATGATGCTACTTTAATTTTCCTCCAGTACATACATGTATTCTCGTTTGCCATCTTCAACACGAACCTGCTTATAATTCCAATCATTTCGTGAACCCATCAACTTACCAACACGACTAAGAACAGAGGCATAGTTAACCTTGCTTCTTTCAGAATTATCGCCGTTCTCGTCTTCTTTAATGTGCACAAACCTCAAGGTCTCTTTTGCCAGCTCATGCTTTGATATGCATTTTTTACCTTGGTTAGCAAGCACGGCAAGCTCCGATTCCAATGCATCCACAACGAGGTCATATTTTTTAAATTCACGCTGGCTAGGCATAAGTGCAACAATCTCGTTATGTTCTAGATAAGGTTTTTCACCAGCTTTTAATGCTGCAAAAGCCTCAGCATACATTTGTAGTACCTCAGCATCTTTACTCGTCAAATCAAACACTGACTTAGTTGCCTTAATCACACCACATTGGACCGGCCAGAAGCGGCGTTCACCTGTACTATCCACCAGAACGTCACTATAATTGCTTGTTCCAACAAAGCTTGCTGTTCGCTTGAACGTTTGTACAGTTCTTGCGTATGCTGGCCTAAAGTCATCAGATTGTTTTGAGATGAATGACTTGGTGTCTTCAATTGATGACTTCCTCATGCTGTTTAACTCGCCCAACTCAACAACTGACTTGCCTGCTAACTTGCTAAGCTCATCTTTGTTTCCCATCATATCTCTCAGCGAGTCGCTAAAATAATCATCACAATAAGCCAGTCTACGTGCCAATGTTGATTTCCCAAGTCCTTGCTTACCAATCAAAATGGGAACAATATCAGCCTTAGACCCCGGATTTATTAAACGATTGACAAGCTGTAGTAGCCACACACGGTTAATTTTTTGCGTGTAATCATTGTCCTCAGCACCAAGATATTCAGAAAAAACATGACTGATTCGCTTTCTACCATCCCATTTAGTTGCCTTAATGGCATCTACAATGGGGTTATAGCTGTGCCGGTCACCGAAAACATAAACACCGTCAAACAAGCTATCTTTAGTCACGTTAAAGTTAGACACATGCTGCATATCAAATTGTAGACTGCGCACGTCTGCATCACTCAATGCCCTTAGCCCTTTGCTATCATTAATTTCGTATTGATTAGAAAAGCTGTTATACTTGATACTAACTAAACCAGTCTTTCCTTGTTCAATATCCCAATTCAACCAAGCAACAGTATTTGCAGTTGAATTATATAAGGGTTGTCCTTTTGATGTTGTCATGATCCAGTCGGGACCATCAGCAGCAGAAAAGAATTGGGCAAATGATAGCTTGTTTTGTTGCAGACTCTCATGACGTTGTGCATCTATTTTGGCTTGATTATCAATTTCCCACTCAGGGTTATGTAGGGCTAACAGCTTCCCTGCCGCATCTACGGTTGACTTACTCAGGTGGCCCTCATTTTCTTCCTCAACCAGGAAACGAATAGTACGAACGAAGAATGATTCCTCTGCTAACTCATCAGCATGTTTTTCGGCCCAAGTTGCAATTGCTGATAATGCTTTTGGCTGGCTAATAGGGTGATGACTCTTTTTCCTTGGCATTTGAATAACATAAGCTAATGTTGAAGGCTTAAGCGCAGACTCAACATCAAAAGCCTCACCGTTTTTTTGAATAACTGTATAGTGCTCCATGTCATTAAACAGAGTATGTACTGGTGCGCCCATATGTTGTGACCAAGTTAATGAAGCTGTATCCATCTTGACTTGCATCTTATCAGCTATTGACTTAACCACCATGCGATACTCATTTTTGTTAACTGCACGTGATAAGTCGACCACAACCCTAAAGCCATAATAGATACCAGTTGAATTTTTGTGTGATGGTAGTAGAGAGTGCTTAACTCCGCTTGAAATTGTTGGGTAGATGACATATCGAAGCCCAGTAAGCTTTTGCTGTGCCTTGCTAATAAATTCAGCTGGGTTGATAACATCATCTAAATCAATAAAAGCAAGGGTACGCTCATTTAAGTTGGCATCGCAGCGATGTAATGCATTCATTTTGCCAGCAATCAAATAAAGTGATTTCCCTTTTTCCTCAGCAATCTGTGACGCATTAAACTTTTTTGGCTCACTCTTCAAACATTCCTCCGTGATATACTCAATAATTTCGAAATCTGTTTTATATACCTTTGGATTTGCTTCTGTTAGTTCTGTTTTTTTAAATCCTGCTTCTATATAAATACTCAT